GTATTATAAGTTTTTCTTAAAGTATTCTTTGCCCATTCTTTCATTCTTTTTCCGTAATCTGTATCAGAACATTTTTTACAATGTCGTCCCATCGCAATGAGGGCTTCTTTTATTTCATTGTCTATAATTGTTCCATTCGTAAACATAAAAAACTCCATTATCATTATGTTTTTACTGATAATTTCCTGTATTAAATATAAAAGACTTTTTTTGTTTAATAAAGGTTCTCCACCTGTAATACGAATAGTGTATATCTCAAAATTTTTTACTTTATCCAGTGTAGCATCTATAATTTTGTGTGTAATATCAAGATTTTGTGTGTCACCTCTACAACAAAAATCACAATTCATATTACAGCGTCTTGTCAGTTCAAAACATAGACAATTCATTCTTATTTTGTTTTTCAATAATTCTTCTCCTAGTGTCACCACCACCGTATTTTAATGTTTCCTATATCCATATCTATCTGGCATTTCGTATACAAGTATCTTAGCTGCATAATATTTATCAGGTTCTTGTTTACTTTGCCATATTTCAAATTCTACTATTGAGCCTTTCACCAGCTCATAATCATCTGTCAACTGTGTACAGTGTGCAAAATAACTTTTTCCATCCTCATAACAACGAATGAAACCAAACTTTCTTTTTCTGTCCCAACCAATAACTACACCCATATATCTAGGTTTTGGTTTCCATGCTTTTTTCCTTTTCGTTTCCTGATTCTGACTTTCCATGTAAAAATTATCTTCCTTTCTCAAAACATCACAGCCTTTGGTCTTGGCTTGCAAAACACAAAGGCTCTATGATTATTCTTATATTCTTTTCCCCATACAACAAAAGGAACATTCTTAATCCTAAGATTGTATGCAGTATGAATATCATATGTAATAGTCAATTCTGGACTATTATAATCTTCCACTTTAAATGTTCCAGTGTCACATGGATATAATGACAATATCTGCTCTGCCGAAAGAGTATGACCAAATAAATCCACTATTTCATCGATTCTAAGATCATTCAACGGCAATAGCTTCACTTTCTTTCGCCTTAGATTTTTCCTCACGTCTTTTCTTATGAAATTCATCTGCATCTTTTAGCAGATCATCCGTCCTATCAAATACCCAAAAATACTTATCCGTCTTAAAGTGGGTACAACGGAAGAGAAATTTATGTCCTTTTTCCCTTGTCAAATAACGCATTTCTGAAATTGTAGTACACCAATAGAAACGCTCCATAAGTTCTGCCTTGTAAATCTCAAATTCTTCTCTTGTCATTATAATTATCTCCTTTTCCATCCACAAATTTTATATTGCTATGTTTAACACATAATTGTCTTTATAAGTTTCTGCCGAAACTAAAATCTTTTCTTTATTTTTATACTTCTGCATTGCTTCATATTTTGGTACATAAATTTTCTGAATAGGTTGTTTTAATTCAAACTTATAGTCTGGTACTTTGTAAGTAGGAGTTTCCAAATATCCATCATCATTTATAAAAATCTTTTCGTGTAGACAATGTTCCACTCCAAAATCCTTAAAATATTCCATATTGTGCGATTCAAGAATTGGTAATAGATACTCTGTAAGACCTAACTTATCCAACCAGTAAATATTAACATCCTTCCATTTACCACCGTTTTTATAGTAGCCAATAAAGCCACCATCAACTGCAAGTAGCATAGTCCTCAATAAATCATTCATTTTTTCAATGCCACCATATAAGCCAATAATAAATGTAAGTGTGCTAAAATTATATTTGTTCTTATATTCTCTGGAAATTACATTCGAATTTACCCTATTAGAATTAGGGATGAATGTTCTGTGATTGTCGAAAGTTAATTGATTCCGACCTATTGATAAATCAACATAGATAGGTATTTTCCACCCATAATCTGTAATAACATCATTTTCAAACAAACCTTTTTCAAAACTATAAAATCCTCCAATTTGCAATCCAAAAAGAGTATTTAATCTCTGGCAACTAAAAAGACTATCGCAATCATCCGTCATTACCAAATAATAATCTTCATTATTTATATTCTTCCACCAATCAGGAAGTTTTTCTAATAAACTCTCATGTAATAAGCTGTCATGTATGTTAAAACCTTTTTTCATTAAAAATAATCGTGCTAGGTACTATCATTCTCCATATAAGTACCCACGATTATATTTGTTTCCATAGCACTGATACCTCCTTTACTTATTTAGCATCAGCTTTAGCAGACTTTCTTGTTGTAGTCCTTTTAGCTGTTGTGGTTTTGGAACTTGTCTCTTTTTTAGCTTTTGCTTTTTCTCGTTCCTCTTTATTCTTCTGATACTCTTCTTCCTTTAGCGCATCAAAAGTACCATCCACTATTGCTTGTGACGCTCTATTGATTCCTTTGACAATTTCATCATGGTTATATTGGGTTACTCCAACCTCCCCACGTTCCACTTGTCCTATAAGTTCATGTGTCACATCACAATATCTGGCAACATCACGCAAAGATAAATGTCGTATCAGTCTATATTCTTGCAAATCATGCCTTGATAACATATTTCACCATCCTTTAATAAAAATTGCCTTAAAAGACAGGGAGTGCAATATGCACATCACACTCCCATATATGAGAAAAAATCTAAGTGATAAGAAAATCACTTGAGACTTTAGGCAACTGTCTTACGGAGAACTACACAACCTTTTGTATCCATAAGTTTAACAGCGTAAAGGTCACTAGCGATAAGATCAGTAGCAAGTAGCTTACCTTCTCTTTCCTCTTCAATAGTAACTTCTTTCTGCCAAATAACGCCTAATGCATTCTTACGAACAAGGTATGTCTTGCACTCCTTAGCTGTAGCATCATAGGTGTTGTTGTCACAGATAATAACAGGAATTACACCTAACCAGTAACCTACAACCCCATCTTCCACTACACCATTACCATCCTTTGCATAAGTCTTGGAAATAGATGTAAATTCATCCATGTTGGTAAATGTGCTTCTAAGCCTATGGTTAATCAAGATTCCTGCAAAATTTGCAGAATCCACATCATCACCAAAGCAATCAAAAGCGGCTTCAATTTCTGTTTTTGTAATGCCCTCTGTCGCACTGGTAGGAACCTTATAGACTGCATTTGCATCCATTTCATCAACAAGGTTCTTGTCAACATCTTTCGCCATGACTTCTCCCATCTGCTCTGCCATTCTGTCCTTCATAGCACCTTTGACCTGAATGGAATCCTTATCATAAATCCTGACAGATTTACCAACCTGTTTGATTTTAGCGGTGGAATCACTCATATTCACTTCTTCCGGTACAAGGGGAGTACCCTTTACAACCGTAGCTGCATCTGAAATTCTATCAAATGTAGGGAAATGAATTGTATCACCACAAGTTCTAATATCTTCTGCCAAATCTGTCATATCAGTAGCAAGCCTACCAACACGGAGAGAGACTTCCATCTTGGAATTTACGGCTTCAGAAAACAGTTCTGGAATAACTAACGTATTAGCCATAATATATACCTTCTTTCTTAAAATTTTTACAAAATATAAGCCTGATCCGTATTTCAGGTTCAGGCTATCTTATAAACAATATTTACTTTTTACCAATCAATCTCTTATAACTTTCTGGATGTTCCTGTGCGAACTTTTCTTTCTTAGAATAACTCCACTTCTTAAATTCCTCTGGCGTAACCTTATCATCAGAACTATGGTCACTTGGAACATATCCGTTTGCTTTCATTCTTGATTTTACAATTCCGTCTACAAGAGCCGATAATTTATCAACATCTGCATCATCCTTAATGTAATCTGCTAGTGTCTTATCAAGTCCATTCGCAGATAACTTTTCCTGTACTGCAATTTTACGTTCCCTTTCGGCAACTGCCTTTTCAGACGCTTCTAATGCCGCAAGACGATTTTCCACATCAATCTCTGCTTGTGTCTTTTCAACTGGTGATAGTTTCTCAATCTGATCTTGTAAGTCCTTAATCTGTTTGTGATATGATGTACGCAATTTGTCACACTCACTCTGCACTTTCTTAGCGACTTCATCCTCTGTAAATGTTACCGACTTGTCCTTTTCGTCTTTCCCATCTGCTTTAGATTCCGTTTTCTTCTTTGCTCCAGGTGGTGTGAAATTGTCCTTAATTGCATCTAATTTTTCATCATTTTTAATAATGTTTTCTTCCATATTTGTTCCTTTCCTGTTTTTGTTCAAGCATCCCATTATAATGTTATGAAGAACAAACCCAATCAATATTTTTAATCGCACAATATATATAAATCACTTTAATGTGATAAATAC